GCTGCCGTGTGTTATTCTAAGTGGGAAAGCCGTAAATTTCAGGCGTATAGCGTGCAGGATGAAGAGAAACGTATTGTGAACGGCCCTGCAATGTTGGCCGATTTACCCATTTACCGCTATGACGATGTGCGTGGTGAGTATTACGTTACTTTCGATGCACCTACAATTTGGACTATTGCTAAAAAGTTTGTCCGCAAAAACTTTTACAAGGCGGTAAATACAGACCACGAAACACCCGTCGAAAATGGTGTCCACATGATTGAGTCATATTTCATCGACCGCGAGCGTGGTGTTATGCCACCCAAAGGATATGAGGATGCGAAAGACGGCAGTTGGTTTCTGACCTATTTAGTGGATAATGACGAATTGTGGGCAAAAGTTAAGGCAGGCGAATGGAAAGGGTTTTCAGTTGAGGGCTTTTTTGATATGGAAGAGCAAGACGAAGTGGTAACGCTGATGCGTGAAATAGCCACCATGCTCAAAAATTTTGCATAGGTTTTTATCTACCTACCTTTTATGGTATGGATTTCAAAACAGAACTTAACGAAATGAAAAGCGGACTTGCTGCATTTATGGCAGAAGTTAAGCAGCGTTTCAATGAAGTTCCTGCACCCGTTGAAACTGCGTTTGGTGAGTTGACACTTGTTGACGGTACAATCGTAGTATTTGACGGTGACGAATTGAATGTTGGCTCCATGCTGTCCGTTAAAAACGAGGAGGGTGTTGTGCCTGCCCCAGACGGAGTGCATGAAACTACCGACGGACAACTGATTACTACCAAAGACGGAGTTGTTGAACTTATCGAAGAGAAAACAGCCGAAGTTGAGGAAGTTGAGGTTGAAAATCAATTCGCATCGCTGGAACAATTTGATGCTCTGCGTGCCGCCAATGAGGAAATGGCAAAGAAGATCGCCACCCTTGAAAACGCCCTTATCAATGTGTTGGGCAAAGTAGAAGAAACTTTCAGCGTATTTGAAAAGTTTGCATCTGCTACACCTGAACCGACCAAAAAACCCTTTGGTTCAGTAAACAAAAAAAACGAGGAAATTTTTAAGGGTTTTGTTTCTGCTTTAAACAAAATTAAAAACTAAATAATCATGGCATTTGACGTAACCGGTTTATCGAATTACACCAAAGAGGAGAGCTTGCAGCTCCTGACCAAAGCTATGTTCACCGCCAAAACAGCAAATCTGCTGAATGCCGCTGGACAAGTTCTCCCTAACATTAAAAGCGCAGAAATATTGCCTCTGCTTTATTCTGACGTTTATTTTCAAAGTGACAGCTGTTCTTACCAGACCAGCGGTAACACCACCCTTTCAAAGCGTACTTTGACCGTAGGTAAAGTAAAGGTACAAGAAACACTTTGCCCCAAAGACCTTGAAACCAAGTACACACAGAAAGCACTTGCCGCTGGCGAAGCTATCGACATGGGCGTGTTCACCGAGCAGATTGGTGCTGAAAAAGCTGCCAAAATTGCCGAAGCTATCGAAACCGCAATTTGGCAGGGTGACACCACAGGTGGAACTGGAAACAACGCTTACTGGGATGGTTTCTTGACTATTCTCGGTGACTTGGGCTTCGGTGGTGCTGGTGACCCCATCAAAGGCAACGTGGGTGATGCTTACACTTCAATCACTGCTTCAAACATCGACGACATTCTGGGTACCATTTACAGCGTAATTCCTGCTGAACTTTTGGGCAAACCCGATTTGTTCATCGGTATGGGTGTTGATACTTTCCGCAAATACCGTCAATGGTTGGTAGGTGCTAATCTTTATCACTACCCTGCCAACGAAGTTGCTGAAATGGAAATCATTGACCCTGTAACTGGTATCAAGATTTACGGTCTGCATGGTATGAATGGAACCAACAAAATCGTTGCCGGACTTTGGAGTAACTTCTTCTTGGGTACGGATTTATTCGACGAACAAAGTGAGTTCGAGTTCATCTTCAATCCATTTGAGCGGAGAGTTCAATTCCACGCTGCCTTTAAATACGGGGTGCAGCTGGGTTATTGTGACCAAATCGTGTATTTCTCTCTGTAACCAAATAGTAAGTTACTGAATAGTAAGTTTAACCCGGGGGGTGGGGATACAACCTCACCCCCTTTTTAATAAAAAAAAATTAAAATATGTGTCAGTTAACCACGGGCTTTGTACTTGACTGTAAGACAGCAAGTGCAGGCATTAAGACCATTTGGCTTGTTGAATTTTCAGCGAAGTCAACCCTCACTAAATCAAGCGGAGAAGTATCCGCCCACACCTTGTCAGGTGGCAAATCTTATTTCAAGTACGAACTTGAAAAAGAAACTGCCTCTATGACTTGGCGTACTATTCCCTCAACCGAGAACGGCACTGTATTTTACGAAGCCGACCTTGTTGCTCGTCTGCACAAAGTAACAACCGCCCAGCGTAACGAAATTAAGCTGCTGGCACAGAACAGAATGTTGGCCATTGCCCTTGATGCAAGCGGTGACTACTGGCTGTTGGGTGCTGACTATGGTGTTCAGTTGCAGCAGAGTGAAAGCAATTTCGGTCAGGCGTTTGGTGACTTCAAAGGTCATGTGCTGAACTTTTTGCACAAAGAAACCGATTTACCTTTGAAAGTTCAATCTTCTGTTGTAACTTCGCTCGCTCTCGGTTCTTGATTGATTTGAGTGTTTCATGCAAAAGGGGCTGCCATTCGGTAGCCCTTTTTGTTTAACATCGGAATTACCTACTTTTATAGTTGATGTTATACATCACAAAAAGCGGCACACCTGAATTGATAATAACAGGAAAGGAGAAAGTGACAATTTCTCCCGTGTATTATTTATTGGTGTTCGAGAGCGAAATGTCGCAGGAACGCAAGGCATTTATCGTGTCGGACAGCAGCACAGCACCCAACAGATATCAGCTATTTTCATTTGTTGAGGGTAGCAGCACCGCCAAAACGCTTGCCGTAGGTACGCATTATTGGTCATTATACGCACAAACTTCACCGACCAACACAAATTATCTGCTGGCAAACGAGGAAATCGACAGAGGCCTTGCATATGTTTCTACCAGCCACACCCCATTTAATGACCACGAGGTCAACACAACGATTAAACAGCACAACGTAGGATGAGTTTTGAACTATTACGCATAAATTTTGCCGAAAGCAAGTTGCCTGTATTCAAAGAGAATAAGAATAAGGGCATAATGTATTTTGGGGAAGCCAACGATTTCCCACAGCACCTATTGGAATTTTACAACCGTTCGCCAAAACATGGTGCAATCGTACGCCAAAAGGCACGATTTGTAGCAGGTGAGGAAACGATTGTGGAGGGCAACCCCAACGCTGTCAAAATAATTGATTACGTGAACCCTTACGAGGGTGTGCAGGAGTTCAAAAATAAACTGGCACTTGATTACGAGTTGTTCAACGGCTTTGCATACGAGGTACATTACAATAAATTGGGACAATTAGCTGCTTTATACCACGTTGATTTTAGCAAGGTTCGTACACTTGACCACGACTTGTATATGTACGCAGAGGATTGGAAAAAGGCGAAGCATGAGGACATGAAGCATTACCGCCCTTTCAACCCCAAAAAGGCACAGCCAATGGAGGTGCAGTTGTTTTACTTCCGTGAATACGCACCGGGATTGGGTGTTTACCCCCTGCCACCTTACCAGCATTGTTTGCAGTATATTGAAATTGATGTTGAGATAGCAAACTTCCACAACAACAACATCCGCAACGGGTTTTCAAACGGTACGTTGGTACAGTTGTTTAAAGGGCAGCCATCGCAGGAAATCGCCTACGAATTTGAGCGTAAGTTCAAAGCCAAAACAACCGGCACGGACAACGCAGGTGGTGTGCTAATTCAGTTCAATGAAATGAACGAGAAAGAGGCCACCATTAATCACCTGCAACCGAGCGAAATGGATAAGCAGTTTTTGCAGTTGAATGAAACGGTGCAGGATGAGATTTTCGTCGGTCATAACTTCCCCAAGATTTTATTGGGCTACGCAACTGAGGGTGCATTGGGGCAGCGTAACGAAATGATACAGGCGTATGAGTTGCTGCATAAAAGCTACATCAACCGCAGGCAGGAAAAGATTGAAACGTGCCTTGAAAATACCCTTGAAACCGTTTATCCCGGCATCCAAATCAGCACCAAAGACAGCGAGTTTTTAGCTATTGATTACGTGGCTTTGTATGGTGCAGGAATTGCCACCGTAGATGAAGCCCGTGAGCAGTTAGGATTGGGTGAAAGTGAGCAAAAAGTTATTGATGCAGCGCAGAAAACCATTGACAATATCAACAGCTTGTCACCATTGGTAGCAAACAACGTACTTGCCAATATGACCGTAAATGAAAAACGTGCATTGGCAGGATTGCCACCTATTGAAGGTGGAGATGCGCTTGCAAGTACACCCAGCACAGCACCCGAACCTACCACGTTCACAGCAGTAAAAATGAAATGTGAATGTGAAACATGGAAAGACAGCGACATCGAGGTATTTTCCAAGTTCGGTATGAGTGCTGATGAGTTTGAAGACGTGCCAATGTTGTTTGCCCTTGACACAAAAGAGAAAAAAGTCCTTGCGGTGGTTACGGCTGATGAAAAAGCCACGGTGAAAAACATTGCTGATGCCGTAAAATTGGATGAACCAGAGGTAATCGAAATCCTGAAAAAACTGCAATCCGACGGCAAGCTGAACTGGACAAACAACGCAATCAAAATCACCGACATTGGGAGGGCAGACATTCAAGACGAGGGATTGCCCAAAATAGAGGTGCGTTACAAATACGATTTAAGCCCTGATGCACTGCCTTTGCAACCAGGTGGAAAGTCGCGTGAGTTCTGTATCAAAATGACCGACTTGAAAAAGCTATACACCCGTGCAGAAATAGACCAAATAAGCGGCATAGTAGGTTACAACGCATGGCTTCGTCGTGGTGGTTGGTACACCGTTCCAAATAGTGAGCCACCATTGCACATTCCGCATTGCAGACATGAGTGGTCGCAAAAAGTAGTAAGGAGAAAATCATAATGGCAACATTTGCATATTTCATATCAGAGCAGGACGTTAAGAAAAACACCCCGATTGACGAAAACGTGGACAGCAAGCTGCTACAAACAGCCATGCGTACCGCCCAAGACATTTATATTCGGGATATAATCGGCTCAACCCTTTACGATAAACTTTGTGACGACATAAACGGGGCAGGATTGGCGGGTAATTACCTGACTTTGGTCAACAAATACATCGCACCTTGTTTGTATCACTACGTTATTACGGATAGCATCCTGCCCATGACGTTCAAAATGATGAATAAATCGGTAGCTACACGGGGTGCAGAGAACGCAAATGCCATTGATGTTGACCAGTTACGCATGATTGAGCAGCGTTATCAGCAAAAAGCCGAGTATTATGCCGAAAGAATGCGGTTGTATTTGTGTGAAAACATGGATTTATTCCCTGAATATAGGACACCTGCACCGGGATTGGACACGATTAACCCACAAGAGCAAGTCATTTTTGGCGGTTTTATGCTGGGTGAGGATGAGGAATATAAATTTTTACGTGGTTTTTTTAGATGAACAAAGTACGTATTAAGAACGAAAACAAATTAAAGCTATTTTTAAGTGGTAACAATCAATCAGCTACTGGCAGCACTGACAAGAGCAGGGCAAAATCACAAGCAGATAAAGGCAACAATCGTTAATGTTGAGCCAAACATCAACACGAGCGGGGAGCAGCTTTATCCGTTAATGAGGATTTTTCCCGACGGCTCGCAGGTAACGGTTGACAAGGTGATTTATCGGTTTGCCGTTGCCATTGCTGACCGCCACCGGGAAGATTTTACCGATGCGGTGGAACGCATATCCGATATGCACACCGTGATGCTGGATATTTACTCCATGCTGCGCTACGTTTATCGTGGCAACATCGCAGGAACGTGGGTGATTGCTGACAGCATCACACCCTTTTATGACGCACAGACAGACATCGTGAGCGGTGTTGCCTGTGTCATTGAATTTCATTGCAGCAACCTACGTGATTACTGCGACACCCCCAATAACAATTTAACATTTCCAACAATAGAATAATATGAGTACTTCATTAGAATTTATGAGCGGCTTCACTGGCTGCAAGGTATTATCAGGAACAGGCGCAAACACTGGCAGATGGCAGGGTTTTGTAGTTAACGCAGATGCGGTTGTTTCCGCTGCCCTTGACAAAGCAGGTAGCAGCGTAATGACAACCCTTGGACTGACAGGCGTAACCTTGAAACAAGGCACGTTCATTTCCTTGCCCGAAGGTGATTATTTCAGCAGCATCACACTGACAAGCGGAAGCATCGTAGCTTACAACGTATGATTAGGATAGGTGTTCGGTCATTTGTAGCAGGTGGTGGCCCATCTAATGATGCGGATGCACAGGCATTTATCACAGCCGCTGGGATAACTGATGCAACACAGCAGTCAGCCATTAATACGTTGGTAACTGACTTGAAAGGTTATTCCATTTGGGATAAAATGAAGGCCATTTATCCTTTTGTAGGTGGAACTTCATCAACTCACAAATGGAACTTAAAAGACCCTCGTGACCTTGATGCTGCATTTAGATTGGTGTTTGCAGGGGGTTCCACGCACAGCTCAACCGGGTGGCTTCCAAACGGCACAAATGGTTATGCCGATACTAAATTAAATCAATCTGCTAATTTAATGTTAAATAGTAATCATATATCTGTATATTCAAGAACTAATACAAATTCAGGAATTAATCAAGATTTCAAATTTGAATGTGGTATAACAGACAATACAACTTATTCATTCAATCAAATAGCAATGAGAGCAAGTTTACAGCTTCAAGCATATAATGGAAGTCACAGCATAGTTGTATCTGTTTCTGATTCATTAGGTTATGGATTATTGACAACAACTGCATCTAATTCAGGCAAATTGTATAAAAATGGAACTTCAATTGGTTCATCAACAACAAGCCAATCATTATCATTGTTTAATTCTACAATTTATTTAGGAGCTGCAAACCATGCAGGTGTTGGCGCAAAATATTATTCAAATCGTGAGCTTGCATTTTCCACAATAGGTGACGGTCTAACCGACACCGAAGCCGCTAACCTTTACACGGCAGTTCAAGCATATCAAACAACTTTATCTCGTAACGTATGATAACCATAAAAGACATAACGCCCGAACAATACAGCACTTACGTTGGTGTGCTGACAATCGAAGACAAAGACAGCTTAGTCGGTCAATGGTATATGGCCGATAGCTATTTCAACCCTATCCAAGATGCTGACGACAAGTGGGTGATTTCGGTTGAGGAGATTTCCCAGTGCGTAAACCCTGATTTTATGTGGGTGAAAGATTTGCCGCTTATCCCGTTTGTACCAAAACCATCACCGCCCTTTCCGTGAAAAATTTGAACGAAACAATAGTGGGCAGTTGGTTATTATGGGTTGCAGGAGCAGCAGCAAAGTTGCTGCCCATTATTCAATTCCTTTCATTTACCGCAGCATTGGTGCTGTCTTGCATAGGCATCTACAAGTTTTTTAAACATGGCAAAAAGTAAAGAGGTAACCAAATGGCAACCGAAACCCAAAAAGAGATTGGGCAGGCACAAAAAGTCAGCCAACAAACACAAGAGCAGCAAGCCGTACGTAGGACAAGGAAGATGAAATTGAAAAACTATTTCTCACCAACACCTAAACGCTTTCGTGTTTTGGGGGACAGCATTGCGGCTGCATCTTTGTTTGTTGCCGGGTTAAACCTTGACCACCCAAAACTGATGTTGCTGTGCGGTGTACTGGGTGCGGTTGGCAAATTTGTCACAAACTTTTTCGCAGAGGAATGAGGTGGGTAAATGCAGGTATTATTGTTTTTCTGCTTTTTTTCCTTGTGTTTAGCACTCGGAGTTGTGAGGATGCAATCCAAACACGGCAAAATGTAGACACCATGCAAGGCAAAGTGGACAAATACAAGGCAGAAATCGACAGCTTGAAAGCCGAGTATTTAACCCTGCTGAATAGCCGTGCAGTAAAAATAAAAACCTTGCGTGAAATCAGGACAAAATATGTCCACGACACGCTGACCATTGAGGCACTCGTTGGTGACACTTCTGGCATTGCAAATCTGCTGTCTGAAAATGCCCTGATGAAAGAGATTGTTTTTGAGGATAGTTTAATAATTGCAAACCAAGGGCAGGTCGTTATTTATCAAGATAGCGTAATTTCGCATTTAGAAGCGATTACAGCCACTCAAAAAGAATTGATGAGTGATTGTGCCAAACAAGTAAAAAAAGAGCGTGTAAAGACGAATTTATGGAAAACGATTGCGGTTGTGTTTGGATTGGTTGCTGTTGCAAAGTAACTTTGTAGAATGTTTACACTAATTAAACAGCAAGGCATACAAGATTTTTACTATTGCAAAGACGGGCAATGGCATCCATCTGCCGAACTTAATGCGGTGATAAAACCCTGCGTTTACCGCACGGAAAACGATGCACGGAAAGCATGGGGGCGGATGGGAAAGCCTGCAATTACGTTCTGCCAAGAGATAAAAACAAGGGATAAAAAACTACTCGCATGAAAAACCTGCAAATATACCTGAACACAAAAGGAGCAAAAATTGCCAATGACGGGGTGATTGGCTCACAAACAATCAATGCACTTGACAACTACATAAAAGCCGAAATAAAGGCCCGCAAATACGTGATGCCGGTTGATGGGTTGGTGTGGTTGCGTACGGATATGGTGTTCAGTAATAAATTCGATGATTTTGTGGTATGCTACAAAAACGGCAGGATTGTGTATGTGGCACCGGCATCCACAACGGCTGGTGATTTTTACGTTTACAATCCTTTGACCGTTGGCGGTGTTACTGGCACAGCCGTTGCCGTTGCACAGCAAGTCACAAATTCGCACAGATTTGTGACAGGTGCGAACTGGAAAAACCTTTGGTTGGGTGCGCCTTACTTCCAGCAGGTTTTACCCATTACCATTCAGCGTGACGGCAATAAAAACAATTTAGTTGACGGGGTGACAAAGCAATTCGGCCTTTATGGGATAAACTTGCACCGTGCAGGTATAGGAAACTTTGTAAACAAGTGGAGTGCAGGTTGCCAAACGGTTCCTGATGCTCACTGGTTTGAAATAATAAAACGATTTAACCTCGGTCAGGTTATTGACTTCACTTTGTTAGATTGATACAACCGCAATCCTATCCACAAGGGTTGCCATGTCTAATTTGCATAGATAAGCAAATTCACCGCAATATATGACGGTGAGCGGTTTTTTTGCAGTACTCCTTGTATCGGTTGTAATTGCATCGACTTTGTAAAAACAAACGATAAATGTTTGTTCGTCGTATGGGTCAACCGAATTGGTTTTTAAACCCATGTTTTGAAGCATCTCGTCTTGTTCGTCACCTGCAATGACTTCAAGGCATAAAGGTATTTTAAACATAGTATTGTTGGCAAAAAGTAAATTCGGGTATCACTTCGTTTTCACGGTAATTAGCTGTAAGTGTTAGCCACATACTTCCAAGCGGTTTGAATGGGCGGCCTTTTTCTACGTGAAACCCACCAAAGCCATCTTCGTATTCCTCTTTGTAGGTGCTTGTCCTTATTTGGTGAACACTCCGTGCCTTTATTTTCTTTTGGTGACTGTCATAGGTTTCAACCGGGTTAATGTGGTGGTATAGTTCGTGTACGTGGCCTTGCCATATACAATCATAACCCTCCATTGATGCCATCATTCGCTGGTCTTGAATTACTCCCTTTGTCACAGCACCACCGCCACCGTGTCCGTGATGATATCGGAGTGTCCATTTACGCCTTTGCCCTGCTGCATCCAGTTGAAACTTAAAATCAACTACACCACCATAACCCCCAGCGTAAAGATTAGCCCCATGTGTCGTGTTGAATAGGTCAACAAAGCGTTGGATTGGATCCGTTTCAAGTGCTTTTAGGATTGCCGTTTCGTGGTTGCCATAACCTACCAGCAGGATGTGGTCTTTATATGGCGCAAACCAATCCACTGCATCATGAATAACCGCATCAATGTAGTTGGCTTTGTTGTGTTCTGGCCGTATATCCTTTTTACTTCGACGGGGGTCATATTTGCCCTGCATGATACAAAAAGTGTCACCGTTTAAAATGATTTTGCAATCCCTTTTTACGGCTTCGTCGAGGTGATTTTTCAGTAATTCCCTATCACACTTGGGATTATCCCAGTGCAAGTCGGACATTAAAAGTAGGTTGATTGATTTTTCGCAATACACCGCATGGATGTTGCGAGAGATACGCTTAGTTTCTTTCAGCATCTACCTATAAAAGTAGAATTATTTACGTTTGTTG